TAACCAGTTCCAATTTCCATAACTTCCAACGGCTCAGTTACTTGAAATTGTTGTGTGCCCTTGACAACATTGAACACATATTCACCGACAAGATTTTCCAGTTCCTTTGGATTAATATCTGGATGAATTCTTGCAGCTTGAGCCACATTACCCCAATTAATAGACTTTTTAGGATATGGGCCTCCAATTACGTCTTTGTCCAAGGCTAACATCGCTAAAATATCTTGTGGATTGTAATGAATATCCGAGTCGATAAAAAGTAGGTGCGTAAAACCTGAACGCAAAAACTCATCGACCAAATAATTTCGAGCCCGTGTAATTAGGGATTCGTTGAAGAGGAATGAAAACTTTACCTCTACACCATACTTTGCAAGTGTGGTTTGCAAATCTAGGCACGATTTCACATACAAACCATGAGCCATACCACCATACATTGGCGTAGCAACAAATACCTTATTTTTCTTCAATTCATCAATTTTGATTTGAATTTCCATATTTTTTCCATAAAAAAAGAGTTGCACTATTAATATCTATGTTCAAAACGAACAAAAAACAGGTAAAAAAATAGGCCTGCCGAGGCAGGCCAAGTCCGACTATCGATTAGAAAGGACTTTCTTCCGGCGGAATTTCTTCTTCAGCCGCAGGAGGCGCATTCAGAGTTTCGAGAGTTGCACCAGCATCAACCTTGGTGTAGAGGTCAAGAAACGATGCCTTCGTGTCTTCATCGAAGCGATTCAGACAGAGAGAGATTGCCTTCATCTTATCACCGAAGATACCGAAAGTTTCAACAATGTGAACCAGACGGCGAGTGGAGATAACTTCATCGCAACCGCCTTCTGCAAAGGTCTTACGAATTACATCCGCCCAAGTGACCAACTTATCGGCGAAATCAGTATCTTCACGACCAACACTTTCGAGTTCCTTGCGAACAATCTTCTTTTCAACCGAGGTCGGTGCCCAGTCCTGTTCAAGAGTATTGCGGAACCGTTCAAGGAAGGCTTCGTTCAGAACATTGGTGAACATATAACGACCGTCATCCGAACCCTTGCCCTTGGTGTTCGCAGTAGCAAAGATGGTGAAACCAGGAGCAGGCGTCACAATCTCACCCTTCTTCTTCAGCAAGAACGGCTTACCCTCAAGAACACGCTGCAAGCAGGAGAGATTGTCGGCACCGTAGTCAATTTCATCGATACAGAGAACAGCGCCTTGGCGAGCTGCGGTGGTCACGGGACCATCACGCCAAACCATTTCGCCGTTGATAAGAACGAAGTTACCGAGAAGGTCAGATTCGTCAGTCTCAGGAGTCATCGACACACAAACGAACTTGCGCTTTGCCTTTGCACAAGCCTGTTCGATACTCATAGTCTTACCGTTACCGGACTGACCGGTAATGAACACGGGAAAAAATCGACCAGAGCTTACGATTGAGAAAACATCTTCGAAGTTACCGAAGGGAACATAGTTCTTATAAGCAGCAGGAACCAGGTCGGCTTCTTCAAGGTCAGTAGCGACATTGGCGATACGGCTGTCAGACTTATTCACGGCAGCCAGAGGAATGACATTGTTAAACTTTGCAGGGTTGAGTGGAACTCGGTACTCACCGCGCTTGATTTTGTTTGCGCTATCGTTGGTGTACCAAGCAGCATTGGAGATGCCGATTGCAGCACAAATCTCATTGATTTCTGCCTTTGTAACAACCGACTTGTTGGTTGCAATCAGAGCGTCAAGAAACTTTTGACGATTCTCAGCACGACTAGACATTATGTAGAACTCCTCATCAATTTACAACTAATGATATCACAAGGTTGCCGCCTTGTCAAGCGGCAATCCCATCAATGAAGGTAGAAACCAGAACACGATTCAGTTGACGCTTCTCATTCATCTTCAAGAATGCAGTCTTCAACTTACTCGCAGTAACCTTACCTTCGACTTCCAGTTCACCCTCTTCGGTTATGAGTTCCTTACCACCAGGAATCATGTAGAAGCCGTTGTAGGACTTTTTGTTAGAGACAAGAAACTTTTCACGGCGAAGCTTCTTCGCGAGTTCGCGAGACTTTTCCCAAGCTTCTTGACCTCGGTTCGATCCAGTCATTTCGTAAACATCACGACCTTGTTCATCGAAGTATTGGTACTGAACAGCACGGCTCATGTTACTGATAGTACCAGGAACGACATAGAATCCGAAGACCTTACTACCAGTTGTCTTAGAGAACCAACCGAGAATTGCAGCGGTCATATTGCGATTATACTTCGTTACGTCCGTTCGATTCAATTCATTCAACTTGTAAACAAACTTCGAAGACTTGTCTTCAATGAAGTAATTAGCAGTATTATTCCAGACGGTGCGAGTGGTTCGACGCTCGAATCGTTCATCATAATCGATGTACTCGTCCAACATATCGGCGTCACCGTCTTGGACAATGACCAGATTGGTCAGGTCAAGATTGTTTGCGCGAGTGAAGTCCTTCACAATCGGTTGTAGTGCAACAATCGACTCGAGCATCGGAGTATTCGATAGAGTTTCCGAAGAAGGACGACCACCACGATAACCGTAGCGAGTGCTTTCGAAAGACTTGCGAAGCATAATCAGATTACGCATTGCCTTGGAGTATTCTGCATTGCTCATCCGAGAATTGATCCATTCACGCAGGCGAACCTGACCAAGCTTGAGACTCTTCAAGGAGTAGTCGAAGCAGGGCAACACCGGAGTATCAGGAAAATCAATCGAACGGCTGTGACTGTAGTTACCGAAGGTGTAGACCACGAAAGGAATGTTGACCTTACGGCAGAACATAGACAGAACAAGAATCTGTTCAATCGAACCCGCCATATTGTCGCCCATGGATCCAGAGTAGTCGAGCAGAAGAACCAGACCGTGACTCTTACCCTTAGAGACCTTAGTCAACTTGCGGAAGATATTGTCATTGAACTGGTAACCAGAAATCTTGTTGATATCGATATCACCAGTATCAGAGACCTTACGCTTTGCATAGGCCTTGGCGGCCTTCTTCATTTCGAATTCCTTCGCAAGCAGAGCGACATAACGCTCATTCTTACGCTTGAATTCGTTAACTTCATTACGCATATCTTCTTCGGTGCTATACACTTCGTAAAACTCCGAAAGAAGTTCTTGAACACGCTTGGCGGGAGTAACGATTTGGTCAAGATTAGGCTTGGGAAGATTCAGATAAACATAGTCGAGACTCGATTCATCAAGAAGCGAAGCTTCATTACGGCGGTAGTTTTCGTCAGTCTCGCTGATAGGTTCGAACTCACCATCAGACTCTTGAGACTTCTTTTCACGATTGACGGCATCCGACTTAGATTCATCAGACTCTTCATCTTCATCTTCATCGGACTCTTCATCACCAGCCTTAGAATCGGACTCAGACTCTTCACCTTCATCGCCAGACTCTTCGGATTCTTCCGAGTCAGAAGCGTCTGCATTAGAATCACCCTCTTCGGTTTCTTCCGAGTCAGCCGACTCTTCATCATCACCAGGTTCGAAATCGTATTCAGTTCCCTCTTCATTCTCACCGAAACTAGAAGGCATGAAGTCTTGACCAGACTCAAGTTCCGGTTCTTCGTTCTTAGCGTATTCGTAAATTTCGTCGGTCAGGCGAACAACATCTTCCCAACTCTCAGTATTTTGCAGACGGTCGATGAATTCCCATTCACGGTCAGAGAATTCAATATCAATTGAATATTGACTCTTCGAATACAGATTCGCACGGTCAATAAACGGCAAACGATTCATATCGCGACCTGCGATACCGAAGAAGTCACGGTTCATCAATTCGCCAAAGGACTTAACGAAAGACTGGCGAAGACCAGGGAACTTACGCTTCACCTTCTTTTCGATACGGGCATCTTCGACAATGTTCAGAAAGGACTTGTAACCGCGACCCTTTGAAGTATCGACAACCGCATCATGCCAGCCTTCAGCCGGAGTATACAGAGCGTGACCAACTTCATGACCGGCAAGGTGGTCATACAAGAAACTTGACATATCTTGCCAGATAGGAAGATACAGAATTCGATTCTTTACATCGAATTTTGCAGTAGAGATTTTTTGGTGTTGAACCGTCAAATTCTCAGTAGCCATCAACTTAGCCAACTGAGACTTTTGTTCAACAGTAAACGGAGTAGGAACGGTAGACATTTGGTTACTCATCAACATTACGGGATAAGTGTATCACAGCCATTGCGGTCTGTCAAGCGAAAAGTGGAGCGGTGTGGATGCTTTGCTCATCTAAAACAAGAGGGTATCTTGTTTCGTACTATTACCCACCGCATGTTTGATATCTTAACAAGACTCTACCTTCTTGTCAAGCAAATTCTTTATGTTTACCTGCCTACTTGAACCAGGTATTTATCACGAACTTCTTCCCAGGTCATCGTAGCAAGGTCATCATAGAAAAGAGTTTCATGCGAAACTTTGTTCTTCTTCACCAACTGTTTGATTCTTGGCTTCGCGTGTTTCTCTTTCCAGATATTACTTAGTGCCTCTACACTCGTATCGAACAACTTTTTCATATCTTTGCCGTCAACATCTCCGCGAAGAAACTCGCAAGTCTGGTCATATAGAGGGCAGTAGTAAATGCCTCGAGCATGTTCGGACTTGATAAGATTCTTCGGAATGTTCAACTTCGAATACGCAAAAGTCAAAGAACGATTCTTGTGGTCACGCTTGTATGGTTGACCAGATGCCTTCTTTGCAACATACCATTCAAAATACTTTCGAGTATGATTCTTTTTCAACCAATCACGAATCATGTACCGAGTATCAGACAAAGGTTCGAATGATACGGATCCAGCCGTGAATCCCATCGGTTGCCAATGGTCAAGATTGTCGTACTGAGATAATCCATTTGCTTTGGTCTTACCATACAAAGAGGTTGTGGTAATGCTTACAAGTTTGTCACCATAGAGTTGTTCCCACAGTTCTTGAATTGGTGAAGAAAGACACAGCAAGGCCAATAGCTTTCCACCAACGTAGTTGTATCCGAGAGGTTGCAGAGGTACGATGGTCGAACCAATTGCAGAGTGATTAATCATGTTGCCTTGAGTCTTCTTCTCCCGCGACCAACCAATGAAGTTGTCGCGAGGAGTCAGGTCAAGGAAGTCAGACGAAATACAAATTACACCAAGATACTTTTTGGTAACTTTATCGCGAACAATGAAGTTCAAATTTCGACCAATGTTCGAATTGTTCTTCATCGTAGAAGAGAATGTGCGAATTGCATTCCACAATTCAGGCAGATTGTCTTCTTTGTTCGTATAGACAAGTTCAGGTTCAAGACTCAGATAATCTTCTGGATTTTCTGGCGTCCAAATGTTGTGCTTAACATGGTCAATTAACTTCTGTTGTTCGAAGTCTTCGATAACTCGCTTCTCACCGTCCCAGAGGTCGTTGACAATCACAGAAGGATACTTTTCTTGAACCTCACACCATTTTTGAAAGAGCGTATACTCTTTCACATCCATCTGCGAAACGTATGACAGCTCTTCAATTGTCTTTTCACGAAGAACATTTTCATCAACATCTTCATAGGATTCTGGTGGATTTTCTTCGAGCCACTTCTTCCATTGTGTTTCTACATCATCTTTTGGGTCAAACGAATACGCCATTACGCTTTGCCTTTTTCACTTGTCTCATCATCTTTTCAACACGCTTCTTCGCCATGCGGATTGCCACGGGACCAACATGGTCTACAAATCGAACACCGTTCATGTGGTCAAGTTCATGTAAGAAACACCGAGCAGTAACACCAGACAATCTTTCTTGATGCAGTTGTCCAAGCTCATCCGTGTATTCTACATCAATCCATGATGGTCTGTCAACCTTTAAATGCATTCCTGGATAGCTCAAACAACCCTCATCTTCCCTTGCGGTATCAGAAGATTTTGCAACAACTTTTGGGTTGATACAAGTCATTTGAAAATCCTCTGTACCAATGACAAAGATTCTCGCTTGAACTCCACATTGATTTGCGGATAGTCCGATGCCGCCAAACTTTTTCATCGTCATCTTGAGCCGAGAAACAAGTTTACCCATGATTGGGTTTGGCAGAACATCTTTATATTCTGGCATAACTTGTCGCAACATGAAATAATCTTCGCCATATAGAGGCAAAGGATCGATTCGTTCTTGTTTTACCTGCTCTGTATCTGTATTGAAAACTAAAACGTCACTCATTGATAATCACCCAGTCCTCAGCATAATTTTCTGCCTCATCTTCACTCACAAAAGTTTTTACCCTCAGAAGTTCTTCTTTATAGTAAAGTGAAACGTGAAACAATGTGCCATCTGTTGAAACGTTTGCACTTTTAATATTCTCATCATCAACATGTTGTGAAAGTTTTTTCATTCAAATCACCTTTGAGAAATTTTTAGATTTTTCAAAACGAATAACATTTTCAAACTTGTCTTGTAAAATATCTCCCTTATGGGATATCACAAACAAGTTTACACCTTCAAGCATGTGAAGAATGCTCATCAGATATTCAGTACCATTGTTGTCTAGACTCGAATCAAAAATTTCATCAAGAATTAGTAGATTCGTATTCGAAGAATTCTTCAACTTTGCAACTGCTCGCCATGTCAACATCAGAGCCATGTCAATTCGTTGTTTTTCACCTTCTGAAAAATTGTTGTAAGAGAATTCGTCTCTGTGTCGCGACTTAATAGTTTCTTTGAACGATTCATCAAGATTAAAATTGACAAAGAAATCCAAAGACGTAAGATACTTATTCACCAACTTATTGATGATTGGCAAATACTGGCGAACAATCTTTGTCTTTATTCCTGTATCTTTCAGGAGATTGTTTGCGACTTCGTAGTAATTCTTTTCTTCAATTAGTTCTTTCAATTCACCGGCAAGAACTTTCATCTTTTCTTTCACATCGCGAAGTTCTTTTTCTTCCTTATCAGAAACAGCCTTTGAGTTCTTTAGTTCTTCATTTTCTTTAATGAGTTTGGTGTTGTACTTTGTAATCTCGGTTACAGACGTATTGTTTGTTGCAATTTGAACTTGACAATTTTGAATTTCTTTTTGTGTATCAGTAATAGAAATTAGTTTCTTCTGTTCTTCAAGCAACTTCTTTTCTAAAGTTTCGAGTCCTGATTCACACTCCTTCTCTTTATCCGTAAGAGAGGCACATTCTTTCTGCTTAAATTCTTCGGCAATGGTTTGCCTACAGGTTGGACAATTATCATGCGATTCCAAGAAACTGATATCTTTGCGAACCTTGGATAGATTACTTTCAATCTGCGATTCAAGCTTCGTAATCTTCTTGATTCGAGCATCGACCTCAATTTTTCCATCGACAATAAATTGTAGTTCTGTGACTTTCTGCGACAATTGTTCTGTCTGTGTTTGAATGGTCGATATGATACTAAGATTATTCTGTATCTCTTCATCATTTGCTCTTACCTTTTCTTCATTATTCTGCTTCATTTCATCGATATGTGCCTTCATCATATCGTGTTTTTGTTGGAGCAAAGTGAAATCATTCTTCTTCGTGACGGTCAAATCTTTATTATTTGATAATCTATCTTTTACGATGTTGTTCATCGTAGAAAAGATTTGAATGTCCAGAAGGTCTTCGATGATTGTTCTGCGGTCAGCGGCAGACAATTGCATGAAAGGAACAAAAGATGCGGATCCAAGAATGACAATCTGCGTAAATGATTTGTAGTTTAGTTTGAGAATAGACTTCTCAAGAAGTTCTTGATAGTCGCGAGAAGCCGCTTCTTGATTTATCAGGTCTCCGTTTTGATAAATTTCAAACACATTTGGTTTGATACCACGAACAATCTTATATGACTTATTGTTAGTATCGAATTCGACTTCGACAAGACAATCTTTCTGATTGATGCTGTTTAATAGATTTGGTTTGTTGATATTGCGAAATGCTTTACCAAACAAAACAAAACAAAGTGCATCCAGCAAAGTTGATTTGCCAGACCCGTTCTCACCAACAATCAAGGTGTTCTGATTATTGTCGAGTTGAATTTCAGTAAAGTAGTTACCTGTACTTAACAGGTTCTTCCATCGAATTTTTCTAAAGACTATCATTCAGTAACTTCTGTGTTCAGAGCTTCAATATAAACTTCACGCATAACTTTTTTCAATTTGTCCGTTTCAACATCTAGTGTAAGACCATCAATGTAACGTGAAAGAATTGTAATCGTGTCTTCTGCTTGGTCAACAATGTCATCATCTTCGACTGCCTCTTCGGTAAAGTCTTCTACGATTGTCAAGTCGGTCACACCAGACTTGTAAAGATTGTCAATCACAGTATCAAACAAATAAGGATTTTGTTTGTTCAACGAAATGACTTTTACAT